GAGAATGCCGAGACTATCGCGCATAGCACAATGCCAGATTCGTTAAATTTGGTGGAATGTAGTGGGGTTGTGGCTGGAGAGGATTTTAAAATTTATGGTGGTTTTGATATTTCTGAATTTGAAGGAAGAATTTAATGAGTATATTCGACAAACATAAATTTCTTCATGCTCTACCTAAAGATGGTCAGAAGATCACCTACATTGAACCATGTAATTTTCATTGGTTCACTAATGTTGTGGAAGATCAAAAACTATTGGAGATTGGTAAAGAGTATACTGTTCGTAAGACTCAACTAAATTCGTCCAGCACATATGTATGGTTGGATGAGATTCCACCATATGACGAAGAAAGAGAAATGCCATTCTTCAATCTATCTAGATCTTCTTTTGAGTGGGAACCACCAGAGCTATTGGCAGAAGATTTTATAGGAATTGATATGAGGTCAATCCTAAAGATTATAAATTTCTATCCTAAAATAGGAATAACTATGGATGGTGGGGTATGTAAGGAAGGAAGTCCTATGTGGGTTTTCGAATACGATAAAAACAATCACGATTTAGTGACAAAAGCATATAAAAAAGATGAAAAGTGAAGATTATGGATATGTAGTGAAGAATAATGTGTGCCTTTTTCAAAAAGGTCCATTATCTCAATGGTGGGGTGGATTTAAAGGTCAAACTGGAGGATTTATAGCATCAAATGCATTATTCAATTGTCCTGATGATCTAGAGTTTGATCAAGAGAGTTATGAATTTAATTGTTGTGAACAATGGATGATGGCAAATAAGGCTACAACGTTTAGAGATATGGAAACTTTCAAATTCATAATGGAAGCTAAGTCACCATCTAGACAGAAAGATCTAGGTAGAATGGTTCAAGGTTACGATGATAAAGTTTGGAAATCTGTAAGGTATGATGCTGTAATGTCTGGTAATTGGTATAAATTTAACCAAAATCCAGAATTGAAGGAATATCTTTTATCTTTTCCAGTTCAAACAATCTTTGCAGAAGCAGCCCCTTGGGATAAAATTTGGGGTATTGGATTACCACCAGAAGATCCCGATGCCTTAGATATTTATAAGTGGCAAGGTTTAAACTTACTAGGACTAGCTATAAGCGATGTTAGACAATCCCTAAATTACATTAATTAAAACCCGGATATACTCAAATTATGAAAGAATACAATATTAAACAATTAATCGATAAAGAATATCTAGATAAACAGATCAAAATCAACGAAGATGGGTATGGTGGAGCCTGTGTAAACGTTGCCATTAATGTGATGGAGTATCTAGATAATTTTGATCAGGAATTCAATATTGGATATGAGCCTGATATGACTACAACACATGGAATTGTTTGTCATTGTGACGATCAGGGTGGTATTACAGGCTTCATGGCTGGAGCAGCAAGAAACATTGTAACTATGTGTCACGAAAAGGGGTGGAAATTCTACCTAGCTGATGTTATAAGTATCTATGATGTTGATAAACCCGAAACTCTAGAAAACTATATCCAAAATATTTTAGGCGTTGATAGTCTAAGCCTTGATGAAAAGAATGTTAGAAATTATGTGACTGCTTTAATTAAAAGGTATAAGGATAAAAGTGATAATTAAAACCCGAATATAATCAAATTATGAAATTAACAATTACAGATGGGGCAGACCCCAACTACCTAGCAACGGTAATTAAATTACCGAAGATTCAAGAACACCCAAATGCCGAAAGACTCTCTATTGTGGAAGTCTTTGGTAATACCGTGATTATCGGTAAGGGTTCCTATACCGAAGGAGAAACCGTAGTATATTTTCCTGTAGAATCCTGCATCTCCGGTAAGTTCTTATCATATTTTAACCTATTTGACAACGCAGATGTAAATGCTGATGGTAAGACTAAAGGGTTCTTTACCAAGTCTGGAAGAGTTAAGGCAATTTCCTTACGCTCTATCCCAAGCCAAGGCTTTCTATTTAAAGTATCTGAATTAGCAAAATATTATGAAATTGAAGAAAACACATTTAGGGTTGGTGATAGTTTCGATACTGTCGGTGGCGATTGTCTTGTTACTAAGTATATCAAAAACACCAGAGGGTCTGGAGAAGGAAACGTAAAGAAGTCTAGGGTTCCTAAGTGGGTTGATAAGACTATTGGTGTATTCCCAAGACCTATGCGAAGAAAGGCTTATCTTTTCGTAAATGCATGGTTCAACCGAGATAACGAAGGTATCAAGTCTAAGATCGTTGATGGTGAATTTAGATTTCATGGTAAAACAGAAAATTTGGGCAAGAACCTATTCTTGGTAAATCCAGACGACTTCATTTCTATTACAGATAAACTACATGGAACTTCCGCAATCTTTTGCAATATCCAATGTAAGAAGAATTTCAGTCCATTGAGATATGTTCATAAATTCATAGACAACCGTGTTTCTAACTTGGAATATAAATTTATATACAGTTCTAGGTCTGTTCTAAAAAATAAAAGAGATGGAAAATTCACAGAAGATGTTTGGGGTGATTGTGCTAAGAAACTTGTTGGGGAAATTCCAAGAGACTACAGTGTATATGGTGAAATCGTTGGACATACTCCCGGTGGTAAGACAATTCAGAAAAATTATGATTACGGTGTCCCCAAGAATGAGTGTGAACTTAGAGTGTATAAAATCACATATAACCTATCAGATGGAAAATATAGAGAGTTGGAATGGTATGAAGTTGAAGAATTTTGCGATGAACATGGTCTTAAGACTGTTCCTGTTCGTTACACTGGACTTGCCAAGGATCTATTCGCTGATACGGTAGCTGTAGATGACGATTGGAGAGATAATTTCCTATCCAAACTTAAAGAGACTTATCTAGATAAAACATGTGGACTTTGCACTACTGGTGTAGTTAATGAAGGGGTTGTTTTGAGAATCGAAAATAGAGATTCTAGAACTGCATTGAAATTTAAGAGTCCCAAATTTGTCATTGCAGAATCATCTGCTAGGGACAACAATGAAGAAGATATGGAGGAAGAAAGTTAAAATTATGGAAAGTATTGAAATTGTAAGTGGCGATGATATCGAATTGATTGAGTATTTAGACAAATATAAAGATCCAAATGGTGAAATCTATACGATTGAAGAATTTATAGATATTTGCGATGATGGGGGATTCATTGATGACGATGGTGTTGGGGAAATGTTATTAGAGGATGGAGCCGTAATAGGGGATATTCACCCATCACAAACCCAAGACCCCAATTGGGAAATTCCAGATGGTGTGATTAATGTGAATTGGTTTCACTCATCACATCTAAGAACATCCGAATTGAACTTTAATTAAAACCCAAATATAATACGATTATGAAAAATAAAACAGAAGGATTGAGAATGTATTTCTTCGTTCTCCGACAATTATCGGGAATAGATAAGGGAATCCAAGCAGGTCATGCTGCTTTAGAATTTGCACATAAATATGGTGAAACTGAACAATATAAAGATTTCATAGAGAATCATAAAACTTTCATTCTACTGAATGGCGGTGGGTCGATGGAGATGTTAGATCGAATCGAAGAACTTGAAGATTTACAAATTGATTTTGTTAAATTTAGGGAGCCAGATCTTAATGGTATTGTGAGTGCGATTACATTTATTTTACCAGAATCTATTTACGATTATAAACCCACCATTAAGGAGTTATGTGCTGCAAATCCTATATTTGATGGTGATACAGTCTGTGAGGTATCTATAGCTTACACTATCAACGAGTGGATTAAAAGTTTTAAACTAGCAAGTAATTAATATGAAATGGCACGAATCAGATTTTGCATCACACCTTGGACAGGGTATAGCTGTATTCCTTCTATGTTTAGGAATTGGAACATGTAGCATGTTAACATATAATGTGAAAGTCGAGGTTGTAAAACCTCAAGAAAAACCGAAAGTCGAACAAGATGATAGAAAATAACGAAAGCTTTAAACATAGTAAATCAAAACTAATCGTAAGCCTGTTAGGAGGTAGTAATCTCTACGGACTTCAAAATGAGAATAGCGATTTGGATTACAGGGGATTGTTCGTTTCCACAGATAAAAAGTATGTCACTGGATTTAGAACTTTGGATAGCATTGTTCTAACCAATGAAGTAGATGCTTGCTACTATGAACTTGGTAAGTTTCTAAAACTTCTTAGGAAGTCAAACACTCAGGTTCTTGAGATACTCTTCGCCCCAGAGTCTTCATATGTATATAAGCATGAATTCTTTGATAAATTGGTAGCCAATAAGTATAACTTGATTGATTCCGATGTGTTGAAGTCTAGCCTAAAAGGTTATGTATTTTCAGAGATACGTTTAGCCACTGGTGAGCGTTCTGGTCAACTTGGGGGTAAGCGAAAGGAAGCTGTTGCTAAGTATGGGTTCAGTGTTAAAAACTTCGTCCAAATCCTTAGACTATGTGAGGTTGGTAAGAGATTCTTTGAAACCAGTCAGTATATGGTAAAAGTCTCAGACTTCAACCAACCCCTTCACGATAGGCTTATGGATATGAAGAATCATCCAGAGAAATATACTTGTGACCAATTGAGAGAGTATGTCAATTTGGCATATCAGGATCTTGTGCAAGCTATGGATAACACCACCATATCATATAAGTTTGATGAAGACTTGGCGGCTGATCTTATAGTAGAAGCTAGGGAGGTATTTAAATGACATCTGAAATTAAGAAAACTTTACTATCCCAAGGATACCTTATATGTCCAGCATGTGATGGTGAAGGCGAATACGAAACCTTTTGTGGACATTATGTTTCAGAAACGTGCTATCATTGCGCGGGTAAGGGTATTATCAAATCTTTAAATAAACAAAAGCATAGAAAACCATGTATTATATGTGATGGTAGGGGTTGTTTAGGTGGTTGCGACCATAGAGGTTATCACGAATGGGAAAGTTACGAATTAGTATGATGGATAATATAAAAACAAAAGTAATTAGAATAGATAACCTTGGCATTCAAGGTCTACAAGATTTAATTGTCAAAAATGATAAATTTGGATGGTGTTACAAGTCTAGTGGATCTATGGAGATATTTGATGTTAACGAAACAATTAACTTTGCGGTTTTTCGATGGGAAGGTTGGGGAAAACCTATTAAATTTAAAGAATGAATACTAAACAAGTTATTGTCATGAGAAAATTTCCAAATCTTAGGACTGGAAAATATATTAGCCAAGCCTGTCATGCATCTATGTCATTCTTAACTAAAGAGGGTGATATTGATTACGAATTGTATGAGTCTTGGGGTAATATAACTAGAATATATAGTTTTACTAACACATCGTATGAAATCATATCCAATCGTGAAGAAATCAACCATTGGCTTAAAAATTCATTTCGTAAAATCGTGTGTTGTGTCAATTCAGAGGAAGAATTGAAAGAACTTCACGAAAAAGCACTTGACTCTGGGCTTATGTCCCATATGATTGAGGACAACGGTGCTACTGAGTTTAATGGTGTTAAGACACTTACGGCTTTAGCTATCGGACCACATGAAGATAGTAAATTTATAGGAATCACAGATCACTTACCATTATTATGAATCAGAAATTATACGATATCGAATGCCTCATATCTAAGGATAAATGGACAAAGATGATTGGTTTCCAATACATGCGAAAATCATATGCCGAAGGTGCTTGGGCTATGTTGAAATCATTTTATAATCATCATTTTGAATATAGACTTCTAGAGAATGGTGTAGTTGTAGCCGAAATGGGAAAACAAACAATTAAGGTTAATTAATTATGAAACTATTTTTGGTGAGGCATGGATTCTCAACGGGAAATGAAAACCCTAGAGAATACTTTGAAAAGATGGATTGTGAAATTGGATTAACTGATAAAGGTTTCGAACAGTCCGTAGATGCTGCAAAGAAAATTGTAGAATTGAATCATACTCTCAAACGCAACAATACGCAATATCCAGACGAACCACTATCACCATCATATTTCAACCTATATCATAGTCCATATCTAAGGGCAAAACAAACTGCCGAGAGTATTCGGTCTGAAATAATAACTAATGAGAAACATCAAATTAATGAATTTATAGAATCGCCACTATTGCACGAAAGGGAGTGGGGTGGTCTTAGGGATATTGTTAGTGGTAGATTGAAGACGGAAGAACATTTCAATTTCTTCTATAGACCCGAAAATGGTGAAAGTTTTTCAAATGTTTATACTAGGGCTGCAATCTTTCACCAATGGCTCTTAAACAATCCAAACCGATACGAGAATAATATCATTGTAGCGCATGGAGAGTTTAACAAGGTATATCTAATGCACTTGTTAAACTGGTCTGTCGAAGAATTTGGTAAATGGAAGAATCAGAAGAATGGTGAGGTTTGGTTGGTTGAAGATGGTAAGTTATCATCGTTAACACCCCTATCTACAAGTCCATATAGTAAAGAAAAGGTTAATTAAAACCCAAGGATAATCACGACATGACAATAATTGAAATTATATGGTGGATATTTGTAGGACTTGGTATTGCAATAACTATTTTTGGTTTAACTGTAGATGATGGAGATACTGCGTTTGGTGGGATTGGATTTATACTGATATGGTCATTAATCGCATTGGTATCATCTCCAATATCTTCACTCACAACACCATATAAGATAACATCACAACATGTGACTATACCACTATCGAAGACTAAAACATCCATTGGTTACGTCATAGTTACATATGATAGTAACTCATATACATATACCGACTACAAGGATGTTGCAGCTATCGAAAATGGTTGTAAGTTCTATAAAACCTACTATTTTAAAAAGGTGAATTTTGGTATGGATGATAAGAAATTTGATTTGATTATTAAACCATGATACTTTATAACGAAGATTGTTTAGATACGTTGTCCAAATTTAAAGATGACTCTATAGATATTGTAGGCAGTGAAATATCGGAAGAGTATTTCAATATATCGAAAAAACGAATAGTATGAGTAAATTCTACAGTGGAATTGGATCAAGGGAAACACCTTCCGACATATTAAAAAATATGTCTATCATTGCTGCTAGATTGGAAGATATGGGATACACCTTAAGGTCTGGACATGCTAAAGGTGCAGATATTTCGTTTGCCAAAGATGTTAAACATGCCCAAATATGGCTACCATTCCATGAGTATAATTATGATGATCGAAACCCCAATCATAACTATAACATAGTTAGATATGATGATGGGGACGCTTTCAACTCTATCGAAAAATACCATCCCAAACCATCGAGACTGGGGGGTATTGCTAGACTTTTAATGGCAAGAAATTACAGAATTATTGTAGGGCAAAATGAGCCAAATTCAGAGTTCGCAATATGCTGGACACCTAATGGTGAAGCTGTTGGTGGAACTGGTCAGGCGTTACGGCTATGTAAGGATCTCGGCATTACTGTGTATAATATGTTCAGTTGGTCTGTTGATGATATTCTAAAAGACATTGAGAAAAGAAATCTAATTAATTAAAATTATGGGAGCGCAAAGAGAAAGTAAGCCGATGGAAAGAGCCTTAGATAGACTAATCTCAGAAATGAGAAGTCTGGATAAGCTTCTTTGGAGTTATAGTGGAACTAATATCGCGAAGGCTGATTATCCACTATCAAGATTTAGAGATATTGAAGATGCTGTTGAAGACTTCGATGTATGGTATAATCAATTTAAAAAAGAATACCTAATTGAATATAAAAAGGTTCTTAAACTTAATGAGGATAAATTTCCAAATACTAAAAAGGATGAACCACCAGTAGCCCCACCAAGTTTAGATGAGGTGTTTAAAAGTGGTATATTTGGTGGTAAGACCTAATTAAAACCCGAATACACTCCAAATATGATTAAAGCACTTGGAACGATTTCGGTTGAGCCGCATAAGGGACGTATTGTTCTTGATGTATCACCTGATTTCGTTAAGCTATATTACTGGTTTATATCCAAGCATTATTGGATTCGAATGGGAACACCCTTACATGGTTCTCATATCACAATCTATTCAGAGAAGCATCATTCTAAGGTTGACTGGAAGAAGGCATTACAATACCATAAGAAAGATGTAGAGTTTGAATACGATCCCTATCTAATCGAGGGTGGTTTCCGTAAGGGATTCATCATGTATTATCTTAAGGTATTCTCTGATGAACTTGATATGATGAAAAGAAAGATTGGGATTGTTGATGGTGCTGGTTATAGGGGCTTACATATCAGCGTAGCGACATCGAAAGGGGGAAACATTTATCCCGATTGGCCTAAAATGATTGAAATACGATAATTATGAAAATGACACTAACACCACCAAAAGGTGAAGGATATTTCTGGTTTACTAATGGCGGTGAACACACCCCCACCATTTTAAGAGTAGATAGATCCTATAGGGATAAGAAGCTCTATGCTGATAATGGAGAGTATAGCTTTCAAGTTGGAGAACTCCCAGAAATTCACGATAAACCAGAGGACGAATATGACACTCCTGTTTTCGAGCATGAAGGTAATCAATACTATCATGGAACAACCTTGTGGTCTGAAAGTCCAATTGAGTTACCAGAGATAAATGGGGAATTTGTTCTACCTGATAGTTTCTAATAATATGAAACCATACGGAAAACCAAACAAGTTAAGTAAACACCATTACAAGTGTGGGTATTCAAAATGTGCCATCTGCACAACTACGTCTTGGACTACATCCAATTCTAGGAAACGTCGTAATGATAAGATTATCGACAATGAAATTCTAGAACCAACACCTACAGAATATTTGGAGATTGAAAATCAAGTGATTCTTAATCATTATCATAATGATGAATGTGGGTTTGAATGGTTTGAGGCTCAATATGTTCCACAGGGTATATCGGTTGAAGGTGTTACACCTGAACATGCTTTGGGGAAAGTTGAACATGAGTATGTAGAGGTTTATGACAAACTAGAGTATAATTAAAACCCAAATATAATAGCGATACCATGAAAGACATTACACTAACAATTAAGGGATTTAATACTATGGCAGAAGTTAAAGCTTTTGCAAGTTGGTATGAGGGTCAAGGTGAACAAGATGCTTGTATCTGGTTTGAGTGTCGAAAAGATGATGGGGAAATTGATGTTGATTCTATGATGGTCGATTGTCATACCCCATATGATATCACCGAGAACAACCTTACAATGACAATTAAACCTCGATAATATGAATAGTAAAATAATTTGGATTCTTAGAGGATGTTCAGGGGCGGGTAAAGACTTCGTAACATCGAAACTATCACAAAATATTGGGTGGATTGATGTATCGGCTGATAAATATTTCACCGATGATGATGGTAACTATAACTTTGATGTAGATAGGTTAGGAGATGCCCACAATCAATGTAGGGTCGCATTCATTGAGGCTCTTAAAGAGTCTACAGTAACCAACGTTATTGTAAACAACACTAACACTATGGAGAAGGAGTGGGCATTCTATAAGGAAACTGCCGAGAAATATGGTTGTGATGTAATCTTTCTTGTAGTGGAGAAAAGGCATGATGGTCAAAATTCTCATAATGTTCCTAGCGAAGTTATTGATAGGCATGAAGAGAGAATTAAAAATAGCCTTAAACTTAGATAATATGAAGATTAAAGAACACTATACTGAATATACCGAAGAAGAACTCGATGGTAAAAATACCAGAGAGGTTATGTCAATTCTAAATGATATTAGAGCATATAGACAGAACCCAGATACACATATGCTTGAAATCTGCGAAAAACTAAGATGCGTTTCGATGAGAATTGATGAGTATGACAGGTATCTAAAGATCGTTAAGAAAGTCCTATCCACTAGAGAGCATATCCCAAATAAACAGGAAGCTAAGAAGATTCGACAAGACAGGGCTAAGAAAGGATATTAATTAAAACCCGAATATACTCGCATTATGTAAGTCGTTTATAACACAACTAATAGTTTGTTTTACCAATCTAAGAGAACATCTAGCGCACATACAGTTAAGAGATTTAAGAGTGTGAAACATGTCTGGAATGCTAAGGATAAAGAACTGATTACAAAATACCGTAGAGGTCAAATTTGGAAGGATATTAACTAATGAACTGTAACGATGAAACACCTACTTTAAAGGGCTTATCACTATCCGAAAAGATTAGAATCCTAGCTAAAGAGCGTAATGATTTTGCTAAGAGTAGAAAAGCTTGGATTCAGTGTGCTTTCGATCTATATCATGGTAATGGGAAACAGTTGTTCTATAAGATGATAAGCGATGAACTTTGCGGAGAATGTATAAATAAATATCACGATGAAACTACCTAATCCCGAAGAATTCAAATTTAAAGAATGCACTATCGCTGGTGATAAGTGCTGGCTAATCACACCTTTAGATATGAAAACTAAGTGGAATGATGATAATGCAGGGTTCCGCTCATGTATCGTTAGACAGTCTGATAACTATGTAATATCGCAGGGTTTCGCTAAGTTCGTTAACTTTGGTGAACGTCCTGACTTTCAACCTTGGGATAATACTTGGCCTATCGAAGCTAGGCATAAGATTGATGGTTCTTTGTTGATCGTATCGAAGTATAAGGATGAACTTATAATTAGAACCAGAGGAACTACAGATGCTCGCCAACTAGACAATGGTTTCGAGATTGATATTCTAATTGCAAAATATCCAAAGGTGTTCGATAATAACTGGTTACATGAGTCGTCCAGATGTTCTATATTACTTGAATGGACTACCAAAAACAATGTTATCGTATTGCGGGAACATGAAGAACCTACCTTAACATTGGTAGGTGCTGTTGGTCATTATAGACCCGGATATCATACACAGGATCACTTAGATAACATGGCCAAACGACTTGGCGTGGGTAGACCTCAAAGATATACCTATAATTCAATCGAAGAGTGTATACTTGATGTAGACGCTTGGAAAGGTAGAGAAGGCGTTGTGATATCATCTCCTGATGGTCAAACACTTAAGAAAATCAAAGCCTCCGAGTATTGTGAACTTCATAAACTCGCAACTGGTATCAAGGGTGTTAAACAAGTGTTGGACGTATTCATGGCATCTCCTAAGTTCTTAGACGACAAGGAGTTCTACAACTACATTGAGACAACACTAGACTTTGAGATTGCCGAGAAGTGTAAAGATTTCATTGAGCAAATTGTAAAGGCATATAGAAGCTTCAAAATTGATAGTTCAAATATTGTTTTAGATATTGAGAAATACATATGTAAGTATGAGACTCGTAAGGAACAAGCTATTATGATTCAAAGTCGTTGGAAAGGTTGGATGGTTCCATATGCTTTCCAAGTCCTTGATGGTAAGGAAGTTCCTGATAAACTTGTAAGAATCGCAATCGAAAGCTATTTACCATGAAAGAACTACATCAACAACTAAAGGATGCTATGAAAGTTGATCAGGAAACTGGTGAACCAGTATTCACATGTGAACAAGTTAGAAATCCTAAAATTATAACTGAAGAAGAAATTCTAGAGTCTTGTAGGATTGTTCGAGAAATGTCAACGGAAAGATTTAACAAATGATTATTATAGTAGAAACAATATATACCGACGACTGCACATATTCAAACTATGAGTATATTCCTATCGAATATGAATCTTCGGAAGCTGCTATTGTAGATTTTGAGATAGCTGTTAAGGATACTCTCAAAACTGGTAATAGTTGGGATGATAAATCATTTAAGTTTTCTAATTATACATTTCGAGCAGATGATTATGCATATGAATTAAGTGATGGTGAATATAATTATTCACCACCTGTATTTTATACATTGAAAGAGTGGTTGTCCCGCTATGGAATTAATTAAAACTCAAATGAAAAAATATGAAGTATGGGCTGGGAGATACTTAGCAACTGGAATGGAGGGGTTTCCTAACCCACCAACTAAGCCCGATAAAATGACAGATACAGCAACAAAATACCGATAAAATGACAGATACAGCAACAAAATACCGACTACTAGATGAGTCTGACACGATCCAACGCAGCGATCAATTCCTGAGCGACGACACGACCTACTGGGAGACGATCCCCCCGGACAAAGGCACGATAGGCGAGGTCTGGATGGTGGGTGCGAAATGGAACCCGCGTGGCTTTAAGCCGATGCGCCGCGAAATTCCCGGTGAGAACGTCAAAGGACATCCGCGCCGCGCAGAGGCCGAAGTTGATCAGACTCCTTCAACGGCGTCGCCTGCTCCGACTTGTTGTGCTTCTTCATTTGTTGGTATTACGAATACGGCTGGAATATCAGAAAATCCGCATCATGATTGGTCTTCAAATCATCCCACGAAAGCTCCTGATAACCTTGATTCGGAAACGGATTCATCACACGCATCGTCTCATCGTCCCAATCAATTATCGCCATGCAATGATTCGAGTTCTTACGAGTCAGAACATACCCACATAAAAAACCAACCCCAAGAGTCCTACAAAGATCAGGTGATGATGTATGATGAAATGATCGAGTGGGGAAATACGCCAGTGTCAGGTCGATCAATCCACCTCTCGTTAAAACCCCGTAAGAACCCTTCTGCCATTCGGGATATTCCATTATGTGCCTGTGGATCAATGCTTGCTGACTTGTCCGCGCAGGGTGGGCATCTCTATTCATGTTCCAGACGAGAGAAGCTACCGAACATGAATACTGATTGATCTGAAATTCTGGAGGTATGTCCATTGGTGGTTCTCCGCTCATCGGCTTGCAGTTAAAACCCTAGCTTGATTCCCCTCTCCGCCTTGTTGAAGGCTTCAAACGTTCTAGCCATGAAAGTAAAGCCCTTGGCATCTGCTGGAACTTCAAAAATCCCTGAAAATCTCTTGGCTAATCCCGAAGGAAGCTGCTCCATGGTCATGCCTGTCTCACCCTCCCCAAGATAAAACTCAAGGTCGTCCATCTCCTCAAACCTTCTGCCCTCCGAGTCACGAATTGAAGGAGTGAACAGAACCGCCTGTTCTTCGGAAGTGTTGTTCGTCACCTTGTATTGGACGTAAATGAACTTGCCTTCGCTTCGCTTCGCCTCTGCGAAGTCGTTCCCGCTCAAGACACTGCCAAGTTC